ATACCTGTTCCACCTAAAAACTGTAAAGTGTCAGATTGTGTAATAGTTGACGTTGTTGAACTATCATCAGAGATAGTAAACGTTGTCATCTGACTTGCAGTTTGTGTATCTACATAAGCTTTAATCGCTTTCGCAGATGCAAGAGTTGTATCTGTTCCAGCAACTGAACTTAAATCAGTATCTAAAACACCTGACGCTAAATCAGCAACTTCAATATTAGATATTGAGTTACCTGTGCCATTAGCGTCAAATGTTTTATTTGTTAAAGTATGAGTTGATGAGTTAGTTAAAACTGAACTATCAATTGCAATAGAAATTTGGTCATCACTTACAGTAGTGTCAATACCAGTACCACCAGCGAATGTCAACGTGTCGCCAGTTGTAAATGTATCGTCAGTACCATTATCAGCAGCAATCGTAAATGAACCAGATGGAACAGCAGCAAAACTTAAAACACCAGAACCGTCTACAGTTAAGAATTGACCATTTGAGTACGAAGTTGGCAACGTAAGTTCGATATTCGATGCAATACTTGCTGGAGCTTTAAGTCCTACATAATGAGAACCATTATTTGTTCCTTCATTAAATTTGATTTGACCACCAGCGGCTGCAGCATTACCAACGTTAATTGTGTCAATCGCTAAATTTGAATCGACTGTAAGTGCTGAACTTGCTGTTAATGTACCATCTACGTGGTCTAATTTATCTGTAAAATATTGTCCACCAATGACTGTAATATTATTGGCATCACCGTTACCATCTACGCCACCCTCACCAATAAAGAGCCTATCTCCATTATTACCTTGGGTACCTGTTCCATATGTATAAGCCAGTTCCCCTAATTTAAGGGTTGATGGCGCCGAAGTTCCCGAACTTCGTTTAATTTGAATAATTGTTGACATCTATTAATTCTCTCCGTTAAAATGCACCACCGTTAAAGGTAATTGTGCCTGTGGTAGTTTCTAATTCGTTTCTTGTTACAAATTTATCTGTTGCAGCGTCATATTGAATTAATGCACCATCTGATAGAGAAGATACGTTCACGTCATTTAGTTGTTTAAAAGTTTGAGCAATAGTTGCGCTAGGTACCTGAACAGTAACCTGTTGAGGTCCTGATGAAGTATTTGAATTTATTTTTGCCTTTACAACAGCCATTATTACTCTCTCTTTGTAAGTATATTTATAATAACTATTTATTAAAGATTATGTGGTAACTGATGGACTAACTGTAATAATTCCTTCAATAACTCTTGTAATAGAACTATCAGAAGTCTTTAATATCTCTATATCATAAACATATCTCGCTGGCGCCTCTAAAGCGCTAGTTTGATCTGGTGTTAGAGATAATGTAATAATACCTGTTGTCGCATCTGACGCAATCGCAGTAGTAAATGATGTTCTTGTTCTTGTTGAAGCGTAACCTTGTGATAGTTTCGCTGACGCAGTGTAGCCCGTTAAATCAAACGCTGTGTTGTCACTATTTGTGACTGTTACATCTGTTGAAAAAGATGCGCCCTGATCAATCCTTAGATTCGCTCTCGCTGCCATTGTGTTCTTCTAATCCTTTTTTAATCTTTTCATTATAGTAATTAGTTAATACTTCAATCTTTTCTAATTCCACTTCGTGTCTTACTTTAGATTGTTGTATTTCTTGTCTAGCAACAATTGTATTTCTTACATCTAATGGTAATTCACTTATAATATAGTCTTTACCATCAATTGTTAATTTGTCTTGTTTTACTTCACTCATAATTTACTCACCTTTATGTTTATTTATATTACTTGACAAACGCAGGAAGACCTAATAATGGTCGTTTATCAAACTTATTTTTCTCGGCAAATGGACCGTTTACGTGGTTATAGTGTAAAAATACTTGAGCACACATATTACCCATAAACTCATTTCGCCAGTGTTCTAATTCACAACCAGAATATACTAGCATATCACCTGGTTCTAAATCAACTCTATTGCCTGGATGCGCTCCTTGTTTCACAATACACTCCTCTCCCTTGGCAGTATATTGTGATTTTAATACATTGTTTTCTCCTGTTGGATCAATGTATATTGGCCAAGGATCCCCACCTAGATTTAAAGTTGTAGATATTTCACAACTTGGTCTATCTTTGTGTCGCCATAGTATAGACCCTTTTTCATATACTCTTGTATATGAATAAGTTGGTATTAACTCTAAACCTGTTTGTTCTCTCATTACAGGTAAAACTTTCATCAATAATGTTTCCATCACAGGATCAGCATAATGAGAATAGACACCTGGTACTTGTTGGTCTGTCCAAGTTCCCCACATACCTGTATCAGCAATCACATTATTTTTGTACATAAATCCTGCGGCATCTCTTTTTAATAAAAGATAGTTTAGACAAAAATTTGCTAACTCATAAGAGATGGCGTTTTTGATTACTTGATATTTCTTTTGTTTAAATTCTTCATTCATTATTGAAATCCTTCCTGTACAAAATTAAAACTTATAGATATTCTCATATCATTACTTTGATTTGGTTCTACACAATGCCATAACCACGCAGGAAACATAATCAATCTTCCTTGTATTGGTTCTATATGTGCTTCACGCCATAAATGTTTTGGCGGTTGGCCTGATTTTCTTGTTGGCATCATTGTTTGAATACCTGGTCGAGGGTCATTGACTACCAACTCACCACATTGTGGTTGTGTCTTTACATAATATACACCTGAAAATAAACAGTTAGGGTGAACGTGAGGTCTATTATAACCTCCTGAATAATTTATGTTTGCCCACATATTTCCTAACATAGGCTTTCTATCTAACCATTCTTCTTGGAATATTTCGTGTTGCATTTTATATAACTCATCAACTAATACTTGATATTCTTTTTTTAAGTGCATATCAGTTGTTGAGTGCCAACCATTCATATTTGTTTTTTTCACACCTTGGTCTTGTTGAGACCATTGAATAATATGTTGTGCTAACGTATTATTATCTAACTGTAAATCTTTACCATATACAGTCGTTGGAAAAAACTGTTCTTTTATTAACATCTTATCTAAACGGTTTACCACCAAACCAAACAACAAGTGATTGTCTTACACCTCGTTTGACTGGATTAACTCTATGATTTAAAAATGAAGCAAATACAGTTGCGTGTCCTTGTTCCATCTTTTTAAATTTACCTGGTGCCATTAACTCTAAATCACCACCTTCAAATTCGTTAGGGTCATTTAAAAGTAAAGTCATTGATAATTTTCTTACTGGTGGCTCGTGTGCCATATTGACATCACAATCCATATGCCAATCATAAAAACCACCTTCTGGATATTCTGTAAATTGTGCGTTTTCAGTTATTTGAATATCGCCAAATCCAAAATGATTTTCATTACATTTTTGTATAAAACTATACAAATCTCTATACAAATGTGGCATTTCAGCAAATGGTATCCAAGATATAGTGGTTACTCTTTTTTTCGTATCTAAACCACCACCTGGTTTATTCATACCGACTTGTGCCTGTTGTGGTTTTTGTCTTCTTCCACATTCTATTATTTGTCTGCACTGGTCAGGTGAAAATAGTGGAGTTGTTGTTTCTACAATCCAACTCTTCCATTTAGGTTCTGTTAAGTGCATATTTTCGTACATACCGCTCATTACATAGCTCCTCTGTTTTCAATTGGGTTATACTGAACATCACAGTTTGCTGCCAATGTTCTTCTAACTTCGTTTGTTCCGTTAAATGGATATACACAATGTCGCATATCATACGGAAAAATATAAAAATCTCTTTCTTTTAATTCAGGTTGATAATCAACTTTAGAAAATTGACCAGACGCTGAACCAAGTATTTGTAGTTTACCATTTTGAGGTTGATGTTCTGCTGAATATTCAATCCCTGTATTTTTAGGAAGTTTTAAAATCATTACTGAAGATAGACCTGTAAACATTGTTCCTTGGTGAACGTGTACAGGATTATATTCGTGTTCTTTCATTTCATTGATCCATATACTATTTAAATGACAATGTGGATTTCTTATTTTATTCCAATTTAAATAATGTTGAAACATACTCATAAACCATTGTTGTACATTTACTGGTAATAAACTGTGTCGGTGCATTTTAGAAGTGTCTTCTCCATCATAATAGATAGAGTGTTCATTTCTTATTTTACCGACTAGTTGTTTATTTGCTGGTGCAAGTTGAGTAAAGTTTGATTCGTAAATAGCATTGATGGTATGAAATATCTCTAATGGTACTTCATATCTCAAAACAGATTGTCCTAAAAAGACAAAGTTAAATTTTATATCATTCATATCAAAATCTTATATGGCCATATTTATCAACGATACGCTGAGGTATCATAGAACGATATGGATTATCTTCCTTATATATTCCATTTGTTCTAATTGTGTGCATATTATCACCCACAATCTTATCATCATAACTTCTATTATTTACATTTAGTTGAGATAGATTATTAAAGTTATGTTCAAAATAAGGTATCTCTAAAAAGTTATATATTCTATTTAGTTGGGTCTTAGGATCGTTAATCAAGTCATCATATTTTACAAAACAAGCCATATGTGAGTTTTCAGGTTGTAGTAAAGTTTTGATTGCTTCTAAATCTTTTGCAATGGCGCCATCTTTATTCATCAACATACCTAATTTTTCATCATCTGTTTTTAGACCATATCTATTGACAAATGAGTTAGGATTGTTAGTATACCACTTCATATAAGACGCTAGAACGTCTAAAACATCTCTTAATAGTACAACACACTTAATCGGTTGATTAAAATGTTTTTGCATTAACATCAGATTACCTGGTGTAGATACAGGTCCTCTATCAATAATGTATTTGTAATTCCAGTCTTTGTAATAGTTATCAAAGACGCTATTTAAAACGTTGTCTAATGATTTTTCATCAGGATAGTTTTGAAAGACATCAGTTTGTTTTAATAAAAACAAGTCTTTCATTATTTCTAATGTGATTGAGTTGGCGGTAACACCAATGTCAGGATTTTGATTCATTAAAGAACCAAAAAGTGTATTACCTGAACGAGGCATCGCCACCAACCAAAACAACTTTTGCTTCATAATATAAACAGTCGAAAATTATTTTGTATCTGTTGATGCTTCTTTATATGCCAACTT